GCGCTTGACTTCGTAACAAACGTTGGCGTTCGACTTAACGTTGCTGATAGAGATCGTCTCTATGAATCAAGAATCAATCCTATTGCAACATTCCCGAGGCTTGGTTTTGTGATCTACGGTCAAAAGACAATGCAGATCAATAAGTCAGCGCTTGACAGAGTTAACGTCCGCAGACTCATGCTCGAGGTAAAGAGAGTCATTATTGGAATTGCTCAGAAAATTGCTTTCGAAAACAACACACCTTCTGTAAGAAATAAGTTTGTTGCTGATGCATCATTCCAGTTAAGCCTCATTCAAGTACAAGCTGGAATCGAAGGATTTCAGGTCGTAATGAATGAATCAAACAATTCTCAGGAAGATGCAGATCTCAACAAGTTGAATGGACGTATCGTTGTTGTTCCGACAAGAGTTGTGGAGTTCATAGCTATTGACTTCATTATAACAAACAGCGGTGTAACTTTTCTATAAAGCACATCATGTCTAAGACATCGATCTTCTATGTTTACGTTGATCGATGTCTAGACTCTCAAGCGCCATTCTACGTTGGTAAAGGAACGCTTAGGCGTACTCGAGATTTTACTCGTCATAATAGAAAGTGGAATAGTATTGTCAATAAACGCAATATTCACAGAGAGATAGTGTTTGAAACAACAGATGAACAGCTTGCTCTTTTTGAGGAAGCTCGACTAATTTTTGAACTAAAAACACGAGACTACTTGGGAGGCGCAAATCTTGACGATGGCGGTAAAGGACCAAACGGCTACAAGCACACACTGCCTGTCAAAGAAATATTATCAAACTTATCGAGAATCAGAGCAAACACACCTGAAGAACGAATCAAAGCTAGCGAAAAATTTGAGAAGATGTGGAAAGAGAAACGTGACAAACTGATGAAAACTCATATCAGAGGAACTTTTCATCCGAAATCTAAGCTTAAAGAATCAGACATTCTATTGATTAGAAAGTCATATGATGAACTTGACAAAACTATTCGTGGAACAATTTCAAACTTTATGAAAAGCTGGTCAACAATGCTTGAAGTCACACCTGAAAATATTTTTCGAATTGTTCATAGAAAATCATGGACACATATTTGATAAATATTAGAAAATGATCAACGAAGGCAATATCTATTCATAACGTTGGGAGATCAAATTGGCACAATTGAAATTCGGAAGTGCGGGCGTCACGGCGAGAGAAATCGATATCTCGGGTCCTATTACACAAGAACCTACTGGAATTCCTGCGGGAATTGTTGGTACTTCTGTGAAAGGTCCTGCATTCGTTCCTATTACAGTAGGAAATCTATCTGATTGGTATTCGAAATTCGGAAAAACAGATGGAAAGAAATTCGGACCGTTGGCAGTGATTGAATGGCTGCGTAATGCACGATCTGTGTCTTACCTTCGTGTACTTGGTGCAGGAGATGCTCGTACACGTTTGTCATCTGGTAAGGTAACAGCTGCAGGATTCGTAGTTGGAGAAAATCAACCGTTTGGTGATATAGGTTCACTTGTAGCAAATCCCTATGCAACTACTAATGGCCTTGCCGGCCGAACATATTTCTTGGGATGCTTCATGTCTGAATCTGCTGGTTCGACAATTTTCAGTGATGCCGGCCTCCAAGGACCTGGCAGTGTGACACCAGGCAATACTACAGCGCTTCCTATTGTCCGTGGTGTTCTTATGGCTGCATCTGGTGTATTGCTTAGACTGTCAGCTTCACTTTCAGGAACAACAAGCGCTGGCCCAACGAGTACTACTGTTGGTTCAGATGCTGCGTCTTCAGGCGCATCATTGGGTGCAGTTGTTCTTACACGTGGAGGCTCTCCTCGACAGGAATTTTCATTGTTCCTAAACGGACACAAAGGCACAGATGCTCGCTATCCAAATATCATTACGGCATCGTTTGATGTTACTTCGAACAACTACTTTGCAAAGATGCTTAACACTGATCCCAATAAGATTCAGGAGACAGGACACTATCTCTATGCTAACTGGGACATTCATCCCGTGCTTGCTGCTGTTACTGGCACAGGTCTCATTAGTTCAACAGGTGGAGCTGACGTCAGGGGCGGCCGAGAACATTCAGCTTTCATAATATCGTCTTCATTGGCAAGAAATGTAGGCAGCGCAACAGTGCCTAATTACGAGACATTCGAGGATCGTTTTAGTCATTCAGTTTCTCCGTGGTTAACTTCTCAGAAGTTCGGTGGAAATTCTCATAATCTCTTTAGGCTCCATGCACTTGATGATGGTGCAGGTCAAACATCAAAATATAAAGTGACAGTTGAGAACATTACACCTTCAAATGATCCGCTTGATAAATACGGTTCATTTAGCATTACACTTCGAGAATGGACAGATCGAGACACAGACAAGAAAAATCTTCCTAAGGAAGTTTATAGCGGCGTAAATCTTGATCCTTCGTCAGATCGTTACATAGCAAAGGTAATTGGTGATATTCACGCATACTTTGACTTTGATCGTCAAGAAGATTCTCAGAAGATTGTCATAGAAGGCAACTATCAAAATCAATCAAACTATATTCGTGTTGAAATCCATCCAGATGTTGAGAACGGCTTCATAGATCCCGTCGCACTTCCAATGGGCTTCAGAGGAATAGATCATCTTGTGACTTCAGGATCAGCACCTTTGGCAACACTAAATGCAAATGAAGCACTTGCTCTCACAGTTACTACAGCAACAAGTCGTTCAGTAACACCTCCGGTTCCATTTAGACGCAAGATTACGTCTTCAAATGAATGGACATCTACAGAGCAAGCAGACGCGAAGCTCTACTGGGGCATGCAATTCGAGCATCCAGAGGTACTGCTTAGAAAGAATGGAAGCATTCTTGCTAACGAATCTTTGAAGTCTTTCGCTAAGTATTTCCCGCAATTTGACAATGATTCGGCGAGATTCTTGACAGGCAGCAATTCTGGTCAACCAGATACGTCAACGCTTGGTATCATCGATGCAGATAGATTTTGCAACAACATGTTCTCTCTAGAGAACGTTCAAGTTGTTACAGGATCAAATGGCCTCGCAGATCCAAACAAGTGGAACAAAGCTGTTTATGCACGAAACGGTGCTGTAACGAACACAGAGCTTGCAAATCTTGGAACAGATTCATCAAAAGTCAGAGGATTTACAGTTGATGATATCCTTACAAACAAGCAGTATGCAAAGTTTTCACTCATCATGCAGGGAGGATTTGACGGCGTCAATATCTTCAATGATAATGAATCACAGATAAATAACAACGCTGTGTACGAAGACTTCTATGGTGCGAGCAGAGCATCAAAACCAGAGGAAGGTCCTGCGATTCGAACATATCTTAAAGCACTTGACATCATGAAGAACTCTGTTAACTTGGACATTCAGCTTCTTGCAATACCAGGAATTAGAGAGCCGATCATAACTGATGCAGCAACGATTGCTGTTCAGGACAGATTCGATGCGCTGTACATCATGGACATCGAACAAGAGGACGAGAGTGGAGATGCTGTGACACTAGATTCACAGATTCCTTCTGTTACAAATACTCTCGATCTGTTCAAAAATCGTGCAGTTGATTCATCATTTGCTGCATCATACTTCCCAGACATTCTCTATAGAGATCCATCAGGAATAAATGTGCTCGCGCCGCCTTCTGTCCTTGTCTTTGGTGCCTTGGCACTTAATGATGCAGTTGGTCATCCATGGTTTGCTCCTGCAGGTTTCTCTAGAGGTGCTCTTCCCAAGGAAGCACTTGAACCGAGGATAAGACTCAATCAAAATGATATGGATTCACTGTACGATAATTCAATCAATCCGATCGTCGCATTCCCAGGAGCCGCTCGCAGCGGAACGAATCCAAAGGGCGGCGTCGTTGTATGGGGTCAGAAGACGCTTCAGGTATCTGCATCTGCTCTCGACAGAGTCAATGTTCGTAGACTCCTGATCGATATTCGGCGTCAGGTTAGAGACATTGGTCAAACGATCCTCTTTGAACCAAATCGTGAGGCAACTTTGGCGAGGTTCTCTGCTGCTGTCACGCCTCGACTTCAGAGAATTCAGGCGCTCAGCGGCTTGGAGCGTTTCAAGGTGATAATCGATTCATCGACAACGACACAAGATGACGTTCTGAATAATACAATTCGCGGCAAAATTTTCGTGCAACCGACGAAAGTAATAGAATTCGTTTCACTTGACTTCGTTGTATCAAATAACCTTACGCAGGTACAGTAAACAGCTATTTCGATGACACATCCTGTTGATCCAATGACGGTATCAACAGGATGAGTCTACTTGCAGCTGATGTTTAAATGACACAAGTGGTTGAATCGATGATAGTGCCAACTGGTTATATTTACTTGATTCGTAATATGATCAATGGCAAATGCTATGTTGGACTTACAAGAAAAACAATAAGCAATAGGTGGAATTCTCATTTACGTAGATGTAAATCAGGAAATCATTCTCCACTTTACGATTCAATTAGAAAATACGGAATAGCAAATTTTTGTGTTGATATTTTAGAAGAAATTGAATATGATTTTTTGCAAGAGCGTGAAATTTTTTATATTGACAAACTGCAAACACACGTTTCAACAGGCAAAGGATATAATCAAACATTTGGTGGAGAGGGTGTTGTGGGTCATTCAGGATGGCATCATACTGAATCTGCAAAAATTGCTATTGGAATTGGGAATAGTAAAAAAGTTCGATCAGATGAAACAAAAGAAAAGATCCGAATCAGTGTCAAGAAAGCCATGACACCAGCAGTGATTGATAATATTAAACGCAAGACAAAGGAAGCATTGAAAGATCCGACGCGCCGCCAGGCAATTCGAGAGAAGAACAGCAAAAAGGTTGAACAGCTGTCATTAGAAGGCGATCTAATTGCATGTTATGACTCTGCCAGAATTGCATCGACAGTGACAGGTGTGAATCACGGAAACTTGTGTTCGTGTTGCAGAGGCAAAAGTGAAAAGACAGCTGGATATAAGTGGCGTTATGTCATACTTACTACAGATACTACTTCAGACTTGAGGCAGAATAATGCGAATAACACGCAACAGGTTACAGGACATGATTAATGAGGAGATATCTCGTCAGCTCCTGGATTCACAGAACTCTGCTCTGTTGGAATCGTATGGCGGACAGGGAGATGAATCACTCAAGTATATGGATGCAGCTGGTCTCATCGTATTCGCCAAGGCATATGCCTCACTTGGAAGGTCTGTTCAGGAACAACTTGATGATCTCATTGCTGGGAATTACGAAATTAGTGATGCAGCTTCTGAGGCAGCTGCACTTATACAAGTTCACTTAGGCGGAATGAACGAAGAGATTGATCTTGCCACACAGGATTACATCGATGCTAGCATTGAGAGTAGCAAGGATTACTAACATGAAAATTACAGTTGCACAACTACGTCAGATTATAAATGAAGA